CAACGGCCATGTCCAGGAGCATTTCCGAGATTGCCAGGTCAAAATTGGTTTGACGCAATACTTCAAAGAATTTATCCGAGTAAATGTCCAGGGCGTCAGCGACTTCCTTGCGACGATCCTTCGGAATGTCCGATCCTGGAGTAAGTTGCATCCATTTCCGGTATGGCGGGAAGAGGCCCGACTGGATCCGGTTCGCAAAACGCTGGGTCGAGTTGATCGCAGTCGAATCAAACACGCGGGCGCGCTTATGTTGACCAGGAGTTTTGCCTTCATACTGGCCGGAATAGAGATTGCGCTGGGGCAATGCAAATTCATAGCACTCTTCGTAAATCGAGCGCCATAGATCCTTGCGCGAATCCGCTAATTCAGCGCGTTTAAGTACGTGGGCCGCTGGCAATTTTTTCATTTTTTACTTTCCTTCATCCGTTTATATCGTGCCGAAAGCGTTGCCGCTTTCTTTTTTGCATCTGCCGTGGAGCTAGCACCCCAAGCCCGGAGTGATAAAAGTTTCCTGGTTGGTCGCCCCTTCTCATCAAAATCAGGTCCATCATTACCAGCCATCCTAGCCAGGAATGATGCCTTGCGGCGTAACTGCTCCGGTCCCGCTGGAGTACCTTTAACCGGTGCTTTTAAATTCGATCCTTCGGTACGTTTATAAAACGCACGTCCAGCCGCATTTAATCCGCCACTAGGGTTTTGGTACTTTTTCAGCGGCATTACATATACTCGCGCTTGCGTTTCATCTTCTTGGCCATCTCATCCTTGTGTTCAAGCTCGACACGGCCTTTAACCTGGGCGGCATAGCGACGTGCGGCCGCCATTCCGGATTTGGTGTACGCAAACTCTTTTAGCTTATTGCCCTTTTTGTCATAGACTTCCGGCATGATTAGCTCTCCATTGTGTTGGTACCGCCAGCTCCTAGCGATTCAGGTGTGATGCCTAGAGCTGGATTTTGACGTTCCTGGCTAAAAAGCAAACGCATACCGCCGGTTTGACGGGCGCGCTTGGTTGCTTGCAAACGTTGTTGCTGGGCTTTCTCTTGTGCCGCCAGGCGCTCTTCTTGTTTCTTTTGATTCTCAGCAATTGCTGGATCAGGGGTAGGTGGTGGGGGTGGCGCCGGTATCGATGGCCCGCCAAATAGTCCGCCCATGGTTATCTCCTTACGATAAAGTGTTTTGACCTGGGCCAGCGCCGCCGCCCAATGTCGTTTGATTGGTTCCGAGACCAGCGGAGCGCTCCTGGCTAAACAATAACCGGGTACCCATACGGCGACGGGCGCGGGTATTGGCCGCTACTTTTGTCTCTTCGGAAGTTGCTTTTACTGGTTCCGGCGCTTTTGGTGCTGGCGCCGCTACTGCTTCAACCGCTCTCGCTACTGGCGCACTTGGCCGACTAACGATTCCGCCCATGATTTAATCTCCTATACATAAAATGCGATTCACCGGTAGGGCCAAAACCCATCATCTCCGATTCCTTTTCGAAGTATAAGAACTCTGCCCATTTTTGCGCGCGTACATTTGACGAACGTACGATAATTTGAATGCGCCGTAGTTGCATGGTGGTTTCAGCCCAAGCAAAGAATTGCCTGGCACAACGGCACAATGGTATCGCCACGGTATCAATATCCTTATCCGGGATCATCCAAGCCTCGGCAAGCCCTGGCCAAATCGGAATAATGCCAAACGAAAGCATGGGTTTGCCGTAATAGAGACCAGTAAACGATGGTCCCATGTTGGTTTGGTGCTTTAAACGATCGAGCCAGTCCGGAATATGCGCCCTGGAATCGAGATCATGCTCGTTAAGATTCATCAAGGCCAGGTGTCCATAGAAAAAAGGGACAATTTTGCCCCCTTCCGGTAGCCGGACTTGCGATGTAAAACCACTTGTATCAATCATAGCACCCCTAAAGCTCTAAAGGATCCAGGCCAAACTCATCGGCCACGGCCTTGCACCTCTGTTTGAACACTTTATCGTGATGGGACCAGCGCTCCCTGGAGTGCGCCCATCTACTCATGTGGACGCATTCATGGCAAAGCGCTCTGAACACGGTCATAAAGTGGCCGCAAAGCATTTTTGATATTTGGATCGTGTGTTCGTAGTCCCCGCCCTCGTCGTATAGGTAGTAACCATAGGCATGGGGATCCGAGATCACCTCAAATTTGATGGCTTCGGGCAATGGCATATTCCAGCGCGCAAAAGGTTCGCAACAATAAATTGTCGCGTACAGATTGCGGAGAATGGCCGGCGTCAAATTCATAGCCCCTAAAGAATATCAAAATCAAAGTCGGCCGTGTATTGTTTTGATTCTGCACCGTAATTTAATCCGCTCCTGGTCAGGCGTTTATATTCCCCGCCCCCTAGCATTAGGTACGAAAACGCATCCCCGACGTGCGAATGCTGGTTTTTATTTGGTGCATCTCTAAATCTTTCCTCGCCTGGCACCCCTACTCGTTTAAAATGATAGCCACCAGCAAGCGCCTTCCGTAATTTTGGACACGTGCGCGCCACTCTTAGACCCGGTTTTCGATCGATCAGCCGTATCATGGGCGCGGCGCCAGCTTCACGACGTACTCCAAAGTCATTGGTTGGCGCGGGTTGGACCTTGGTAAATCCCAGGGTACGCAAGTGATCGAATGCCGTTGTCTCGAAGATCGGATCGCGCGCCTGGCCGGCCGGATCGCCAGTCAAGATTACCTCGGCCTTCGGGTACTTCATGTTGAGTTGTTGCAAGAGCATCTGTCCAAAGCGTTGAAGGCCCATGTCCTCGGTGACAATCTCTTCCAGGATGTTCCAGGCGCCGGACGGCAAGCGTTGTCCGATCACGGCCGCGGGCGTCAAACCGAAGTCGCATCCGATTAGCAATGGCAATTCCGGCGTATAACTGATCGTGTCATCGACCATCGTCGAATCGTCGTACTCCGCCCATACGGGTTTACCTTCCTGGACGTACACGTATTGCGCGCCGACGTAGCAACGGATCCAGTCCAGGTTCTTGCCGCCAAGTTGTTGCTCATAGTAGCCAAGCGGCAAGTTTTTAACGTTCTCGGCTTTCGGGTTTTCAAGCCAATGCTTGCCGGCCGCGTATATCGCGCCCGCCGTATCGGCCGGGACCTCGATCATGCCGCCTGGTTGCGTATAGAAATTCCACTTGTATTTGCCCTTGACCGGTTCTTTCTCAGCCAGGCGATACCACCAGCCGTCATCGTCGGGCGGGTTCGTGTCCGCCCATATTCCGCGCCAGGTGCATCCGCCGTGGGTTTTACTTGGGTATCGTCCGACACGGGCCGTCAATCCTTGGATCACGGCAAGCGGCAATTCGCGGGCCTCGTTGCACCAGCCGCCGGTGACTTCCAGGGACAAGAGCTTGCGCACCGACTTGGTATCGTCAAGCGCCAGGAAGATTACTTCACAATCTAATCCTGGCACCCCGTCGCGGGACGGCAGTTGCAGATGGTGAGTAATCGGCGGGGACCAGCGAATCGGACCCCAAATATGCTCCGGGAATATTTCAAGCCAGGTTCGAATCGTTGTGGTCCGAAGTTCCCCGTAGGTATTTCGAATGACCACGAATCGTGTGTAACGAATATTATCCACCGGGGAAGGCGCTTGCCGCACCGCGCGCAAGAGTATCTCGGACGCGCATCCGTACGATTTCCCGGAGCCGACCGGTCCCATAAGACCGCGAAAAAAAGAATCGTCAGATAAAAATCGCGAAGTCGTCGGACTTGTCGAGAAGTCCAGGTTGAGATCCCCCAGCGCATCTAACTCATTCCCCGTTTGACGGTTCCTTCCCGTCGCGCCCATTTTCCTCGGCATAGATTACCTCTTCCACTTTTGATAAATTCAGTTTGATTCCGATCATCGTCGGGCGATTGCTCTCTTCTTGTTGCTGGTCCATCATTCCTGTCGCGCGGGCCAGCATACGCAAGGCGCCCAGTTTGTCGTGCATCTCGACCTCGATCGAGCTACCGTACTTGCCAGGTGTGATCTTGACCTTCTTAATCGCTTTACGTACGTGCGGGGCCAGGGTATCGCTGGCGTTAAGTACGGCCACGTCCCCGGTCCACGATATAACATCTGTTATATCCGCCTGGGCAATATGGCCAAGCTCATTCGATACTTTCTCCTGGTTCTCCGGCGACGCAAGTAAAGCACGTGCCTGGCGGGTTGTCAGCTTAGTCATCCTCTACCATCCTCTCGACTGTCGTAAATCGTGTTTCGCAAGCCAGGCACCGACGGCGGCGTTCGTTGTAATAAAACTCCTCATTCGGATCCCAATAGATTCGAGTTTCCAGGACTTCTGTCTTAGAAAAATAATTGCCACTCTCGTCCACGCAAAACTGGCAAATCATTTCAGGTTTACCTCGATTAGCTTGTCCAGGTAATGGCGGGCCTTGCGAAGATCCTCGATGCCGCCCTTATCTTTCCATCGCGACACGTACTTAACAACGTTGCCTTCCAGGTAGCCAAGCTCATTCGAGATAATGTAATCCCAGGGCTGGATCGCCTTGCTGGTGTAGTGGGTGCCGCCGACTTGATTGTTATTCGCTTGATCCATACGCGTCCTTTTCTAAAAGTTTTTTAACGGCCTTGGCTTCTCTCGTTAACTCCTGGTAATCATCAACGCGCTCCGCGCAAATAATGAGCCGTTTTACCGATTGCGCCAGCTCCAAATAATGAGCGCACCAAAACTCGCACCGCTTCTCCCAATACTGATTTTCTAATTCCATGTTATTTTCCATCGTTACGTTAAGAAATACTACTTAAAAACTATATGCCGTATAAAGATCCAACAATTCGCGCGGCTAAGAATGCAGAGGCGAATAAACGCTGGTATCAAAAAAATAAAGCTAAACACAAGGCTGGTACGGCCATCAATAAACGCAATGCCAGGGCCTTGTGGGTTGAGTTCAAAGCGACGCAAGAATGTTTTATTTGCGGGTTCGATCATCCGGCGACTATTGATTTCCATCACGTGATCCGCAAAGACAAGCTCGTTGTCAGCACCCTGGTTAAAAACGGGTCGTATTCCAAAGCAATGGAAGAAGTTATGACGAAGTGCATCGCGCTTTGCGCTAACTGTCACCGTGTTTTGCATTGGCAAGAGCGGATCGATGCCAAAAGGACTGGCAAGATGCGGCGCATACGGAAGAAAGCTGGCAAGATTCGGCATGGTCACTTTGCCAAGGCCAGGTAATAGAGGCCCACGTTGCTGAACGCGTAGCCGCTATATACGATTGCCATGGAAACATTCCCTTTTATGGCTTGTTCCACCCCAATATAGGCATAAATCAGGCCGGTTACGATGATTAACCATGGACTCATTTTTTTATCTCCAAAAAAGTTGAAAAATCCGGAGCGATCCCCCCGTACAGTTTGGCGAATGGGGGACCCCCCAAAGGTCGTTTTTTGCGGCATCGCGCAAAAACGCACCCCCGGCCAGTTGCAAAGGCCAAACGTTCGTTTGCCGTTTGGAAATTCACTCTAATCCGCCCCACTTGGCCACCTGGTCGAGCGTCATCGGCGGATCTTTCCGGTTTTTCCGGTTGTCGATGGTCGCCTGGACTGCCAGCTCCAGGACTTTCCCGGCATCGACGCCCTTTTCTGCCAGCCGCCTGGCGCATTCCAGGCTTGCCGCCACGTCGCGGACCACGCCGGACCCCCGCTCGACGCCCTGGCGGAATGCTTGCGCGATACTCTGAATCAGCTCGTTATCACCCCCTATAACCCCCTTCTTATTATTAAGGTTGTCTATCGCTTCCTGGTCTTGATAGTCCTCGGCTATTAGAGGCCTTGCCGCAAGGAATTGCTCCCTGGTTGGCATCGGTGTGCCAGGACCATCGAATAGCACCTGGTAACGATTCGTGAAGTACGCTGATTTGCGCTTGTAGGCGAACGGATAGGCCTTGGGTTGTAGCTTGCGTATGTACCCGGCTTTAATCAATCGCCCCACGTGTGTGGATACCGTTTTGATCGATCGGCTTACGTGCCGGCTCAATGTCTCCCTGGACGGAAAGCAAATCCCGTATCCGTTGGTATGCAAACAGATTGCCGCCAGGACGCGGAAGGTTGTTGGGTGCAAGCTATCGTCCTGGACGGACCTGGCTGGCAATATCGAATACTTCCTGGTTTGTGGTTTCTCAGAATGGGATGTCATCGTCTAGGTCCATAATTGCGTCGCCTGTCTTTACCTTGGGTGTTGCGGCCTCACGTGCCAGGCGTTCTTCGGTTGATTTGCGGATCTGCTCAAAGCTGGTCGTAACCTTGACCGTTGACGATCCAGGGAATTGTTTCATCAGCTCGATTACTTCCTTCGGGATCCACTTCACGACATCCTCTAGCGCGAAGTACGCGAAATCCGATTCTTGCGGTATCGCGGCCCGTGTTCGTACCATTTTCACCACCAATCCGGCCGGATGTTCCGCTTGCCACTCGGTCCGGTCCACGGGCTGGTGTCCAGCTTCGCGGATCCGCTGGTCCGCAAGTCTCAATCCCCGGATCATTGCCTCGCATCTCTGCTCGACAAGGTATCCCGCTTTAGCGTTGACTGCCGTCTCCTGGATAAGCGTCATCTGCTTTCGTAGCTTCCCCGCCAGCTCATCGCCACAAAGTAAGAACGATCTACCGTATCCCCAGGTTTCATTAAATCGATTCAATTCATCCCGATAAATCTTTACTTGCGTGAGATCCTTCCAACGCTCCAACGTGTCCGCCGGACAAGTCAGACAATCTCCTAGAGAGGAGATTTGTCTGTCCGTACTTGGCGCTCGTTTGTCCGTACTTGTCCGTCGCCCGCTAACCCTTGTATTCATTGGGTTCCCCTTGTCTGTCCGGCTTGTCCGTCCTTGTCCGCGGACAAAGTTATCCACAGGCTCCGGACAAGTCCATTTTGTCCGTCTTTTTCAGGGTAAACCCTTACTTTTTGCTCATAATTTAGGTTCATGCTTGTCCTTCCATATCCAACAAAAATCGTCCCACTTGCCAACAATGCCGCGTTCCTGGAGCGCTTTCGCGGCGCGTAAAAATGCCTTCTTCTTACTATCATCCGATCCGTCGCTGATCTGTTTGCTCATCGCGAAGTCGCGCCACAAGGATTCGGACACGGAGTAGTAACCCTTCGGAATGTAGTTCCCGATCTGTCTCTGTTCCCCGGCGCTCGATAACGCATCATGTAGCGCGTCCAAAATTAGGCGTTGCTGGCCCGATAGCTTCTTCCTGGCCACGATGTCCGCGGGTTGATCGCTGATCTCCAGGACCAGGCTCGTCTCGGTTTCCAGGGACAATGGTCCGGCGGCCAGCTCAACGCTGATGGTTTTGAATTGCATCGGATCGAGCGGCTCGGCGTCCTTCTGCTTTTCCGTGGTCAAGAGTACGCGATCCGCGTCCCGTTCGACGCGTACTGATACATCCACGGCACCGATGAGCGCAGTCGATCCCCGCGCCCCGCGATTGCTATCCTTGCCGGAGTGATGGATCGGAAGGACCGCGCACCCGATTTGTTCGCGTACCAGGTCCATGTTCTTAACCGCTTTGCCCATGTCCTGGGCGGAGTTCTCGTCCCCGCCGATCATGCACCTGGCAACGGTATCGAATACCACCATGGCCACGGGCATATCGGGAGTTCGCATTGTCTCGATGGTTTGCAGTAGATCCTGTATTTCCGCGTCGTCCAGGAGATTGACCGCCTTCGGAATCAGGTAGAAGGGCGCCTCTTCAACGCGTTCGTGGTGCTGATGCCAGGCTCCGATCCGCTTTCTAAATCCGCCAACGCCTTCGCCCGCCACGTAAAACACTTGTCCCTGGGCGACTTCATGGCCATGCCATTGCGCGCCATGGGCCACGGTTAGCGCAATATCTAGCGCCGTGAAAGTCTTTCCGCCGCCAGGTTCGCCATAGACCATGGCAAGCGAGTGCTTGGGAATGAGACCGTTCACTAGCCAGGTGACTGGCGGCAATTCGGCGATCTCTTTCAGCGTCAGGATGCGGAGTTTTGGCGGGTTGACTGGCGCTTGCCAATCCTTTGCGAGCGGCGCACTCTTGGCCAGGTGTACGAGCTGGTCCTTGGTCCCGCCCTGGGCGATCCAATCGGATACGTCGCCCTTCTCTTTCAGGTTCGGTAGTTCCAGGATGCGGATCTCCGCGGCCACGTTGCCGAGTTGCTCGGTGATTACTCTCGCATGGTTCTGTCCGGCCTCATCGTTGTCCGGCAATACGATGATCTTGCGCCCGGCAAAATGCAAGTTGAGTTCCTGGGTCCATTTCTTAGCCCCGCCTGAGTTGCAAGATGCCAACAATCCCAGTTGCTTTAGGGCCTCGACATCCTTCTCCCCTTCGACCAGGAAGATAGTCTTTCTCGGATGCTCTAGGATGGCTGGAAGGTTGTACGGCAAGGGCGTAACGCCTTGAAGGTTCCATACGTGTTTGCCATTCTCCAGGCGCCTTTGCCTGAAGTCTTTTGGCTCGAATCGGATGACTTCGTAAACGATCTCGCCGTACGCATTCACGTACGGGTACACGGCTTTTACTTTCCTGGCCTGGATCGGTTTCAGCTCTTCGATCTTGCTCGCCCTGGGCGTGAGATTGATTCCCAGGTTCTCGCTCATCCAGGCTTCGATCTTCGCGCCGCCGGTTTCTTTACGGATCAGATCCGCTACGCCGCCGCCTTCGTTGCTTTCGTGATCGTACCAGGTGCCTTTTTCAAGATCGATTGACTTGGATCCATGCGTACCAAACCGGATCTCTTTTCCCGGCTTGGATAATTTTGTGTTTGGTTCACCCCAAAAATACTGGGCGACTTGTTCTATGTGTTGTACCAGTTCCGTCATGGGAAAAAAAGACCGCGGGATTAACCGCGGCCCCTACTCAAAAGTTAATCAAAATTCGTCGATGTCATCCGCTGGTGCTGGGGCCGGGGCCTTCGCTGGTGCGGGTGCGGGTTTCGAATTTTGCTCCTGAGTAAATCCACGTGCGTCGTACAAAATGAAATCGGCTGGCGCATCGATCCACTTTTCCAGGACGAAATTGGGTACCTGGGTGGATCCTTTGCCGATCGCGATTACCGTTGATCCCGTGTATTTAAGGACGGGTACCTTGCCAGGGTTGGCCACGGACTGGTCCGCGATCTGCCCCCAAATGGCAGACAATCCCTTGTTACTGCCGGCGGAGTTGGTTGACCATTCGCGTTGGCCGATGGCCTTCGAATAGATTTGCAGAGAAAACCCGCGTTTATGTTCGTCGCTAGGTTGATCGCCTTTGACGCCTGGACGCGTGTCCCATTGCCAGTTCGGGGATGTCCCGGCCACGATCTTGCCCCATCCGGTTTTGAGGCTGGTAGGATCGACCAGGAATTGACCGAGTTGTACCTGATTGCCGTCAACGTTCCACGTGCCGGTGCTGGCGTTGTAGCGAATGTATTGCCCGCCGCCTTCGCCCGTTAGTCCTAAATCAAAGCTCATTGTCTTGCTCCTTCTTGCTATTTGCTAAGTTGAAATTAAAAAGCCCGTATTGACGGTGCCACAAGAGCATCGTCTCTTCCGGGATCACGTATAGGCGCGGCTTTCTGTCAGCTCTCACTACCAAAAAGTCGCTCCCTTGCTGGTTCAGAGCGTCGTATAACACTCCGAATCCATCCTTGCGCCGCTTACATTCGATTGTGTAACCGGCCAGCATCACGTCACCAACAAACATCCCGCCAGCTCCGCCCGATAACGGGACCCGCTGGGCCTCAACGCCCTGGGCTTTCCAGGTATGAACGACTTCGAGTTCGAGTTCCGCGCCCCGTTCGCGATTGCGCTTACCCCCGGCCATGTAGCACCTGATCGATTCGATCTTCGATAGCCGTCCGGCGAGTTGTCAGGCCCAGGGCAATCAGCTCTTCGGCCAGGCTGGACATGGACCGGCGCTCCTTGCTGGCTTGCTCGAAAAGCTCGGCCCGCAATCGCTGGGTAAGGTGTAGCTGGGTGGGTTTCGTGTGGTTTTCTGTCATGTTGTTGTGTTTTTACAAAAATATTTTTGTTTAGGTGTTGCAATGGTACCGTGATGGTGCCATAATGAAAGCGTACAGACAACGAACGAAAGGAAAACAAGATGAAACAGTATCTCAGTTGTGCAGAAACCGCCGTGATGATTCGGTCAGTCCTGAAAGAATCATTCCCAGGTGTGAAGTTCTCCGTCCGGTCCAGCGTGTATAGCGGCGGCGCCAGTATCACAATCAAGTATAACGACGGCCCAAATGCCGACGCAGTAAAAGCCGCCGTTGGGATCTTCGAGGGTTCTTACTTCGACGGAATGCAAGACTACAAAGGTCAAAACTACGCCGCGATTGACGGCCAGGAAATCCGGTTCGGTGCCGACTTCGTGTTTGTTAACAGATACACAAGCGACGCCGCAATGGCCCAGGCGATCGACGCCTTGTATGAGAAGTTCGCCGGTAATTTCGCCAGCGATCCGCTCCCACGTGTGACCGTCGAGGACTACAACAAAGGCAGACTGTACGGCCGCGAGATCCCAGGAATGGGCAACGGCCTGGCAAATGAGTTCGTGCGTCAGCTCGGCATCGTGATCGAAGAAGCAAACGCCGACTTCCCAGTTCAGCAGAGCGCGACGCTTGCTCGGATCTCTAGCCTGGGCGATGACGGGTACGGAATGGGTTGTGTAGGTAGATTGGCCGCTTAATTTAAAGGAGAAAAAAATGGAAAAAGACGTAGCGTTGAAAATGTTCGGTTGCGATCCTGATATGTACCTGGATAGCGTCAAGAGTAGCGCGACTTACCAGCTAAGTGGCGCGTCAATGGTTGTCGCCGGCTTGATGTCAGACGCACAGGAAGAGATTGCCAGCGGCATGGATGAGCGGGCTAGGCAAACTCTAAACCTGGCCAAGATGATTCTCTTTGAGATCATGGACGGCAAACTGGTTGGTGTCGTTCCAAGATTCGAGGCCGCATGAAACTGGCGATCCTACGCCGGACCATGTTCCAGGGCGATGCAGTCCGTCGCCCGGTTGCCGTCGTCCTGGTCAAGCGCCTGGACGTTCGCGAGTATGCGACGTTCTTGCAAGACCTCGACGGCAAGATGTACGCCGGCTTATATTCCAGGGACTACGAGGCCGCATTCGGCGAGTACGAGATGCGTTGCCGCGCGGCCAGTTCGCCCGATGATCCGGGCCGTGAAATTAGCGAGGTGAAATTATGAAAGTGATTGCCTATTACCGTGTGAGTACCAAGAAACAGGGCGAAAGCGGCCTGGGTTTAGAGGCCCAAAAAAATACGATCAATCAATTCCTGGCCAGCTCACCCTATGAGCTAGTCTCCGAGTATGTTGAGATCGAAAGCGGCCGCAAGACAGACAAGCGCAGACCACAATTAAGGGCCGCCCTGGAGCAATGCGAAAGAGAAGGCGCCACGTTGATGATTGCAAAGCTGGACCGTCTAACCCGTAACGTCGGATTCTTGACTACGCTCCTGGATCGCCAGGTCCCGATCATGGCGCTCGATATGCCAAATCTCCAGGACCCAGCGATGAGCCGATTCATTCTCCAGCTCATGGCCAACGTGGCAGAGTTAGAAAGAGCGCAGATTTCTGAACGTACTAAGAAGGCCCTGGCGGCGCGCAAGGCGAGGGGAATGACATTGGGTTCACCCACCCCAGCCAACGGCGCCCAGGCCGGCGGATTAGTCACGGCGAGCCAAGCAAACGAGTTCGCTTCCCAGGTTTACCCCGTGATCCAGGAGTTAAAAAAATTTGGATGCGCGACCCTGGCAAAAATCGCCCAGGGTTTGAGTGCCAGGGGAATCGCGACGGCCACCGGCAAAAAAGCCTGGTCCATTAGTGCGGTTCGTAATGTTGTCAACAGATACGAGGGAGCAATAGCATGATGAATCTAATCGCAAGAGCAACACTATTCGCGGACCAGGCGCACGATGGCCAGCTCCGCAAGTTCACCGGCTTGCCTTACATCAGTCACCCCATGGAAGTAATGCAGATCGTCCGCGGCGTATGCAATGACGATGACGTCCTGGCCGCCGCAGTTTTGCACGACGTCATTGAAGATTGCGGCGTGACATATACCGACTTGATGCTAGAGTTCAACGAGAATATTGCGCACCTGGTTTACCAGGTCACGAACGCGGCCGACGATGAAGATGGCGATCGAATTGTGAGGGCGTATATCAATCGCAATGTTATGGCCAACGCGAGTGACGACGCGCAGACGCTCAAGCTGGCCGACATCATTTCGAATTTATCGGGCATCGACCTGGCGCTTGAATGCGATCCGGCTTGGGCAAAAATGTACCTGGAAGAAAAGGTTGACATGATTAACGTATTGACCAGGGGCGATGCGACTTTGAAAAAGAGAGCGGCATCACTCGCCGCAGAAGGGATACTCAAATGCTCGATGCCTTAATCACCGGATTGGTTTTTATGTTTGCCGGGTTCTTCGCGATCCTGGTAATCATTGTGGCGCTTTACTTACTGGAGAAATTTCAATGAAAAAAATTGGTTCGTTTCTTTTACAAGGTTTAATGATGGTTGCATTCTCCGCGTTGCTTGCGGTGATTACGATCGAGTGGTTCGCGGGTTGCGGCGAATATTATTACGACGCAAAGGGCCGCATGGTTTACAACGAGTGTGTATTTATTGACTTCCCGAAAGGAAAATAAAATGGTAGGAAAAATTACAAACGACATTCTCCCGTCCGGGTCCCGGATCCCTAGCATCATGGGGGTATCACCGTTTCGCTCACCGAATGACGAGCTGGCGGCCAGCATCGACGCGATGGAAGGCAAGCCGCGCCCGCCCTTTAATGTTGAGGCCGCAGACTGGGGCAACACGTTAGAGCCAATCATCATTAGTGAGGCGGCCAAACGCCTGGGCATCGAGATCCAGGAGTTGCAAGTTGACTACGCGCTTTCTTACCTGGAAGATGACGAGATCATTTTGCAATGTTCTCTCGATTCAATTTGGAAAGGCGATGGCCGCATTGTTACTACGGATCCCGACATGGGTATTTATGTGATCGGCACCGATAGCGTTACATTGAATGGCCTGGGATGTTGCGAATCCAAACTAACGAGCGCGATGCCCGAAGATGAGCCACCCTTATATCGTGGTCCGCTCCAGCTCCAGGCGCAAATGCTATGCGCTGGCTATACCTGGGGAGTGATCGCGACCTTGTTCCGCGGGACCGAGTTGCGCTTATTCTTTTACCAGGCGAGTGGCAATATGCAAACGCAGATCATTGACGTATGTAAGGAGTTCACGCGCCGCGTTAATAGTAAGTCCTGGTACCCGGCAATCAGTCCGGCCGATGCAGTCAAAGCATATCCCAGCGTTGACGATTCCAGGCCAGCGATCGAGTTGTCCGGTGATGCGGCTAACTATGCGCGCCGCTTGATCGAGGCAAAGGCCCAGGCCAAGATCCTGGAAGAAGAGATCGACCAGCTCCAATCCAAAATCATGGACAACATGACCGACGCCGAAGAGGGTTATATTAAAAGTCCGGACGGTTCAATTGCGGCGCGAATCAAGTGGGCCATGCGATCCTATAAGGCCCAGCCTGAGAAGGTAACGCCAGCTAAACCGGCCAGGGTAGAACGTGCTAAAACTTTACAAATCTTGGGAGTGAAATGATGAAGATGAAATCTAAATTTCAGGAAAGACTGGAGTACCACATCGAGGCCAGGAAGGAAAACCTGGAGCCGATCCCGTTTGCTGGCCACGTGAAGATCGACGCAGACACTTGCGAGAAATGTGGCAAGACTTTAGAGATTGACCAGGTTCACAAGTGTCCGGAGAAAAGCCTGGCAGAGCTGGCCAACGAGTTCGAGGATTGGTATAACGCAAAGATGGGGCGCACCGGCGTTCGATGGGCGGGTGACTAATGAAATTAGCACCAACACCGATGCAAAAAAGATTGCTCGATCACCTGGTAAAGCATCATGCAGATCATGGGGTTTACCCTAGCACCAGGGAGATATGCCAGGCGCTAGGATACACAAGCCCGTCAACAGTTCATGCCATGATGCACCGCCTGGAGCGACGCGGATTGATAAGGATCAAACCTTACTTAACCAGGGGAATCGAGATCGTGGTAAATTAACTTATCTCTTTGCAGAGACCATTCCAGGCGTCACGTACCTGGCTTAACTCCCCGCCTAGTGCGGGGATTTTTTTAGGCGTATGCCCTGGTCCCGGCCTTATCAATAATCAGCGCTTGGCGGCGCGGCTTATCTTCCGACTTGTTCGGGATTGAGATATGGGTCCAGCGATCAAACTCGCGAATGATCTGATCGTACTCCAGGCCGGCCGCGATGACTGCTTTCACTACTTCGTCGGGCGTCATGCCTGGCACTCGAATATCTGCGGCGCATCCAATACGATGCTGACTTGTATCCTTGGACCCGACCGCATCATTGACTTGCTTGCAACGGAATGCCGAGTTAATCATCACCGGCTTACCGCCCAGGACAGTCTTAACTTCTTCCAGGAAGTTAGCCAGGCGTACCAGGTTCGCCATCTCCGCATCGTTCGGAGTGTTGTCGAATTGACGGTGATCCGTATGGGTCAATTCTTCCAGGGTGAAATGTTCACTTAGATTCATTCTTTGCTTTCATGTCCATGATCTTTTCCAGGGTACGGCCGCCGAAGTACGCGCTCATAATCAGCATTCCCCATTGACCCAGGAGATTGACGTACGATTCTTTTGCGTCGTAACCGAATGCGCTCATCATAGCGAATAGGAAGTAAC